AGCCGAAAAGCTGGTGCGGAAAGCCACCAAGACCGTATGGCTCAAGGTCCGCGGCGGTCCAACGCTGCATCTCAGCAAAAAATGCGTGCTGGAGTCGCTTCGATCCAGAGGGGGCGACGGCGTCCTCCCTGCCCGGCTTTACGTCGTCGATGGCGATTCCGTCGCTGGCGGCTTGGCTGGCACGGTCTGGCTCGGGGAGTAAGCCGCCATGGCCAGCGATCTCGATCGCGGGGATGAGGAAGCAGCATGATGGCGACGGTCGCAACCCGCACCGCGCCCGGCGGCCAGATCGGCACGAAGCTGCGCCGCGTCGGCGACCGTGAGGGTTATCCACACGGCGGCATCGGCCATTGGTGTCCGGCCTGCCGGATAATGCACGTCTTCGCCCTCTGGAAATGGGACGACAATGCCGCCGCTCCGACTTTCATCGGCGACAACACCGTCCCCTGGGGCGACCAGGTGGACGCCCAAGGGTTTCGGCGGCGCGGCGGCGTGTGCCACTACACGCTGATCGCCGGCATGCTCGAATTTTTGCCCGACAGCGCACACTCACTGCGCGGTCAGCGCCTGCCGCTACCGGACCTTCCCGGCCACCTGGTCGATTGAAATTTTTTGTGCTGTGGCGTCCCGCGTCCGAGCAAACACCACGAGGAACGCCATGGCTCATTCCATCGAAGCCCGAGTTCGCACCATCATCGCCGAAGCGATTGACGCGCCGCCCGAGTTCGTGCGGCCGGAAACCGCGCTGCGGCTCGGCGACCATGATATCGGCTGGCACGGGCTCTACGAGATCGCCGATCGCCTCGAGCGCGATTACGGCATCCACTTCGACCTCGGCGCCGCCGACATCTGGACCACCGTCACCGACGTCATCGTCGCCACCGAGCAGCTCGTCGCCACCAAGGCCGCGCAACGGAGCGCGGCATGACCAGGCGCCCCAACCTCACCGCCGCCGAAAAGGAGTATGCGGCCGAGCGCCGCGAGCACGGCTGGTCGCACGATCGCATCGCGAAGGTACTATGCTGCTCGCCTGGCGCCGTCGCGTGGCATTGTCTCGCGATGGGCGCCGACCCTCCCAACGCCAAGCCAATCAACAAGACGATCAAGGGACCGCTCAGATACATGCGGAGCGGCAAGCCCGTGCGGCGCTTCACGGCGATCGATGATCAAGAGCTGCTCGCGCTCAGTCTCGCCGGCAAGACGCACTCGCAGATCGCTAAGGTGATGGGGCGCCAGCCAAAAAGCATCCGCGGCCGATTGATGATGCTCGCGCGCCAGGAGGTGCGCCCTGAGAAGGCGTTGCCCCTGTTGTCGCGGAGCACGGCATGAAGGCCTCCGCGGCGGATAGCGCGTTTGCCCGCGCGATGGGCAATCGCCGTTTCGGACAGCAGGCGGCAGTGCCGGCGCGCCCGGCGCCGCGTGCGGCAGCTCCGGCACTTGTGCCCGCTTTGCGCCCCGGCGATATCCACATTGGCGACGCCGACGACGGAGCGCCGATCGGCATCGACCTGGCCAAGCTGATCGACGGCCGTTTTCTGATCCAGGGCGTCTCCGGCGCCGGCAAATCCTGGTTGCTTCGTCGGCTGGTGGAACAGACCGCCGGTCTCATCCAACAGATCGTGGTCGACCCGGAGGACGAGTTCGGCAATCTGGCGCAGAAGCTCGGCATGGTGCACCTGCAGGCGCACCTCCTTGACGCCGCCACGCTCGAGGCCGCCGCCGCGCGCGCCCGCGAGCATCGCGTTTCGCTCGTGGTCAATTTCTCGCACCTCGAACGCGAAGACCAGATGAAGGCCATGGCCGCCTTCGTCCCGGCGCTGGTCAACGCGCCGCGCGAGCATTGGCATCCTTGTCTGGTCGCGGTCGACGAGGCGCAGCTATTCGCGCCCTATGGCGGCGTCAGCGAAGCGCCATTGGTGCGCAAGGCCTCGATCGCGGCGCTGATCGATCTCGCCAACCGCGGCCGCAAGCGCGGGCTCGCCTGCGTGCTGGCGACTTTGCGCCTGGCGCGGCTGGCATCGTCGGTGAAGGCCGAGGTCCTCAACATGATGATCGGGCTCAATACGCTCGATCGCGACATCCGCAGCGCCGCGGAAACCATCGGCTGGGATGCGCGGCGCGCCTTTGACCGGCTGCCGCTGCTCGAGCCGGGAAATTTCGTCGCGGTCGGCCCGGCGTTTTCGCGCTCACCGGTCATGCTCAAGGTCGGCCCGGTGCAGACGCAGCATCGCGGCGCGACGCCGGCATTGGCTGCGCCGCCGGCGCACGATCGCCGCGCGGCGGCCGAGCTCCTCGAGATCGACGAGCTCGTCGACGCCAGCGCTGCGGACGCGCGTTTGCGCGAGCAGCATGCCCGGGCGCCCGGTTTGCGCCAGATCCGCGCCTTCATCCGCGACGAGGCGTTCGCCGATTGCGGCCGCGTGTGGGGCGCGCTGCGCAAGGTCGCGCCCGATGGCGCGAAGATCTGCGATCTCGCCAAGCACCTTAATCGCAAGCCTGACGACATCGGCGCGGCGCTGGCGCTGCTCGACAATTACGGCGCGGTGGAATTTTCCGGCGATGGCGCCACGCGCGCGGCGCGCATCGCGGAGGACATGCTGTGAGCGGGCTCGCGCGCGTCTCCTTCAAAACCGGTCGCGCGCGCCTGCCGCGGTTATCGCCGCCGCGCGTCATCGGCAAACAGGCGAGCCATTGGTGGACCGACGCCGAGAAGAAGATCATCAAAAAATATTATCCAAAAGGCGGCAGCCACGCCTGTCTCGCTCACCTCGGCCCTCACCGCACCCCAAGTGGGGTCTATCAGCAGGCGTGCAAGCTCGGCCTGACCACACCGCACGGCGCCGCCGACTATAAGGGCGAAAACGGCCGGGTCGTCGCGCCGCCGCGTTTCGACGATGAGCTACGCGCGTTTTATCAGAATGGCGACGGAAAGAAGCGCGGCGAATGCAACGCGTTTGCCGACAAGTGTGGACTGCCGCGCTGGTGGGTGACGAAGCGTGCCACGAAGCTCGGCCTGGTCATGCCGCACAGGAAGGAGCCGCCATGGACTGTGGCCGAGGTCAGGCTCGTCGGCAAGGTGCCGCTGCACGATATCGACAAGTGCGCGAAAATCTTCCGACAGCACGGCTTCGCCCGGTCGCCGACGGCGATCAAAGTCAAGGCGACCCGGCTCGGCATCTCGCGGCGGTTCAACGAAGGCTGCTCGCTGAGACAGGCGAGCGAGATCGTGGGCTTTGATAGCAAGAACTTCGGCACGATGGTTGCCAAGGGCGAAGTCAAGGCCAGGCGCCGCGCCGACAGACGTTTGCCGCAACAGGGCGGTTCGCGCTGGATCATCAAGCCCGCGGATCTGCGCCGCTTCGTGCTCGACAATCTCGACCGCATCGATCTGCGTAAGGTGGAGAAATTTGCCTTCGTGCAGCTGATCGCCAACGAGAGACTATCGCCATGAAGACCTTCTCCCTCGCCCAGCAGATCGAGGAAGTCGACCGCGAGCTCGAGCTGCGCCGGCGCGTCTATCCGGGCCAGGTCCGCAGCGGCGCCATGCGCCAGTCGGTTGCCGACTATCACATGGCGCGCATGCAGGCGGTGTTGACGTCGCTGCGATGGCTGCAGGCGAATGAGACGGACGTCCGCGCCTTTGTGGTAGCCAAAAGGACGAAGACGGCCGCCGAGCCGGGAAGCGAGGCGGCATGACCCTTCGCCACAAAATTGCGGCCACACTCGCCCCGTTGTCACACACAAACGCTGAGACCCACTAGATGTTGACGGAAGTCGAGACGGTCGAACAAGAAGCCACACGTCGTTTCTCTTGGGCCTTTCCGCCAGAGAGTGACAAAGAGGACGAACGCCGCCGCGTAGAAGGCCGCAAGCCACGTTGCGGGGGCGATTGGGAGCCAACAAGACAGGCGTGCATTGAGGACGTAATCAGGATGCGACAGGCTAACCACAAACGGTAGGGCTGTGTGTCTAAATGGCGGACGCTTTGAAAGCACACATCGCACAATGTCCGGAGCATCCGATGGCGGCGATTATTAAATCGCTCCGGGCTGCCTCCCACGCATCGCGAAGCTATCAGTATGGCAATGCCTCGCCCGATCTTGCGGAGGAAATCGCTAACGATGCTGATGCCACCATCGCCAAGGTCAAGCCATGACCGCGCGGCCGCTCACCGACGCCGAGATTGCGGCAGCGAAGTTTGTTCGGCGCATGAAGGCGCTCACAATTTGGCAGCCATGGGCATCACTGATCATTGTCGGCGCCAAGCCCTACGAGTTCCGCGGCTGGGATTTTCGCATCCGCGAGCCCGAACTGGTCGGTGTGCGCGTTGTCATCCACGCCGGCGCGCGGCCGGTGAAACTGATCGAGGTCGAGGATCTGTTGCGACGGCTCGGCGGCGACGACAATATGACCGGCCTCGTGGTCGACAAGGCACGGCAGCTGCTCGAGCGAGTACGCGACGCCTATAAATGCCGCCTGCTTCCGCTTTCCGCCGGCCTCGGCACCGCGATCATCGGCCGGCCGCGCAATGCCGGCATCATTTTCGGTGCCAATGTCGCTGACAGCGATCGCGGCGCCTTCAATTTTGCCTGGCCGCTTTCCGACGTGCGCGCGTTCGACACGCCGATTCCGGCGCGCGGCGCGCAGGGCTTCTGGACCTGGCCCTATTCGATACCCGGGGAGGCTGCCCGTGGCGATGCGGCATAGGCGCGAGGCCGGCGACGTGCCGCCGATCATGGCCGCCTACCATATGGGCTGCGCCTCGCTGGCGGAGTTCGAGCAGAAGCTCCCTGCCCTGCTCGGCCGCGGCTTCCCGGCGCCCGACGAGACCACCGGCAATTTCGATCTCGACGCGATCAAGGCCTGGCGCCGCTCGCGTCATCCACAGCTTTTCCCTTCCGATCGCTTGCTCGTCGGCCCGACTGCGCGCGACGCTAGAGACGTCGTGCCCGGCCGGCTGGCGAGGATTCGCGGTGGGTGACGTGAAAATCCGGTACTACGTCACGCGGCAGCGGCCGGGAGCCCGCAAGTGGGGTTATTGGGCGCCTTGCCTCGCCCGCGGCGGCAAGCCGACGCTGATGGCCAAGCTCGGCTTCAAGATGGTCGACTGCGGCGAAGACGGCCCATACGCCTGGGCGATCGCTCATCAATGGAACGAGCGATGGGATATTGCCCGGGCGAAGCTCGCAAAGGGCGAGACGCCGGAAGTACCGGCAAAAATGGAGAGGATATTCCCGGCGGGCAGCCTCGGCGAGGCGTTCGCCCGCTTCCGCGGCACAAAGACCTGGCTGGAGAAAAAGCCTCGCACCCGCGAGGACTGGCTGCGCGGCTTCAAGCACATCGACCCGATCTTCGGCGACGTCGATCCGAAAACCGTCTCGCTCGAGGATCTCGACTCTTGGTATGCGGCGCTGCTCGCCGCCGTCGGCATTCGCGAGGCACACCGCGCTATGAAGATCTGGCGCGCGCTATGGCGCATCGCCGGCACGCTGAAGACAGGGCGCGGCGGAAAGTATTGCGAGCGCGACCAAGATCCATCGCTCGGCATCCGTCGCAAGACGCCGAAGCCACGCAATGCCATCTGGTTCGAGGGTGAGGCCGTGCGCCTGGTCAAGCGCGCCTGGCGCATGCGCTTTCGCGGCCTCGCCGCCGCGCTCGCGGTCGCCTGGGACTCGATGCTGTCGCCGGTCGACGTGCGCACGCTGACGCCGGCGCAATTGCGGCGCGACGCGCGTGGGCCGCTGTTTACGCTCGATCGCACTAAGACCGGTGCCCCGGCGATCGCCACGCTCTCCAAGCGCACGGCGCGGCTGCTGGAGGGCTATCTCGCCACGCTGCCGACACTGCATCCGGATGCGCCGATTTTCCGCACCCGCGGCCACGCCGCGGGCCCAGGGCGGCCGCGGCCGCCGGTCCCTTACACCGCTGACACGCTCGGCGACGATTTCCGTGCCGTGCGCGAAGCGGAGTTTCCGGGCGACACGCGCCAGCTGATGGATTTCCGCCGCTCCGGTTCCGTCGAGGCCGAGGCCGGCGAGGCCGACGAGCGCGGGCTCGCCAAGAAAATGGGCAACACCATCGATAGGAACCGCGCGCTGCGGAACACCTATTTGCCGCCGAACGCGACGGTGGTGCGGCTCACCGACGAAGCCCGCGTGCGCGGCCGGCGCCGCTTGCGCGAGAGCGGGAATGATCGAAAATGACTGAGCGCATCCCCTATTACCGCGTCCTCGGCAAAAAGGACCATGCCTATTGGTGTCCGAACAAGCGCATGCGTTCGCTCGGCTTCGAAATGCAGGCCCTCGGCATTGCCGGGCCTGCGGCACAGGCGGCTGCGCGCGAACTCAATGCGAGATGGCAGACCGCGCGCAAAGAAAGTCCTGCGCGCCTCGGCGTGCGCGCCCCATCCTTGCAGGCGCCCGAGGCCGATGTTCACTATGTATATTTTCTCATTGCTGGTGATCGCATCAAGATTGGCGTGTCGCGGACGCCTATGTCCCG